GGGTGGCCCTACCGACCGGAGCAAGAGCAAAGGTTACGTACCGTGAGCCGAAAGCTTCCGTAGAACCTCAACGCCGCCGAACCCAAGGCGGCGTTTTCGTTTGAGGGGAAGGCGCTGGCGGGCAGCGCCGAGTGATATGCTTCGCCGCTCACCAAACAAGGATGGTGGAAATGGGGTTGCGAGATCGAGGAAGATCGCCAAGATCAGGAGCTGCCGCGATGAACACCCGAACGGCATCATTCATAGGGCTCGCGATTTGGATAGCGTTTCTTTGGCTGGGAAAGCCATCTGCGTCGCTGATCAGCTATTCCGTGCCGTTTGGAATTGCTCTGATCGCCACAGGCCCCCTCGAACTGATCCCAGATCGTTGGCACAGGCTTAATTTCCTCGTCAATGCCCTGGCGACTGGATTCTTCTTCGTCAGCATCATGTTTGCGATAGTGGCAATCTCTTTCGCCCTGTCATTGAGCAAAAGCGAGCGTTCGATTTTCTGCCTTGCTGGATGGGCAATGCTGTTGATTGTTTACCATTTCGCAATCCCTTGGCTGAAGCGGTCGCCTTTTCACCGACTCAGCGAGGATAGAGGGATGTACAGTCCTCCAGTGGATGACGATAAACGGAACTGAGATCAGATAGGCCAGTGCCGGAGCAGATTAGTCGCTGGCGGGCAGCGCCGGAGCGTCAGGCGGCGGCGCGAACCTTGAACGACAGCATGGCGGTGGCGTCGTCGTTGAAGCACTCGGCCAGCTCTTGATAAGCCCGGTACTTGGCCTGGCTGCGGGTCGCCGCCCACACGCGCTGGACGTAGTGGCGCGCATCACCTATGAAATACCGAACGTCATCCCAGTCGTACATGCCGTTGGTGAGCACCTCCCATTCCTTGAGCGGCAGCTTCTCGGCGATCTCGCCGTACTGCATTTCCCAGGTCGGGTGGTAATTGCGGATGCGCTTCTTCGGGTCGTTGTCGAGAATGACCCCGATGTAATGGCCACGGTCAGCCATGATGATGCCCGGCTCGCCGTTGGCGATCACACGGCGACCGACCTGGGCTGGCACGTCGTAGTGGCGGCGAACGTGGTCGCAGTTGTAGTTGCTCATGGCTTTCTCCATGCATGCGCCGCCCTCGCCGGGGTGGCGTGATTTGATGAAGTGGGTTATTGCTTGGCGATTGAACGGAGGAAGACGAATTTAGATGGACACTTTTTGGATACCGCTATTACTGGCTGTTGCGGGCGCTGCAGTCGGCGCATATTTCGCGATCGTGCGAACAAAGAGGGAGAAGCTGTGGACGGAACGTTACGAGCGAATAGGTTCTGCCCTGAAGAAGGTTGACCTTATCCATCGCTTCCTCGATAGCGAGGTCAACGGCGAGCATCAGATCCATGGTCTAACTAAGCACGAGAAGGACCAGCTTGATCAGAATTGGCCCGTCGCTAGATACGAACTGGCATCCGACATGATCATGCTCGAAATGCTATTCACTAAAAATGAGTTTGCCGAAACCGCGCAGCGCTGGGACGCGCTCCAGCGCAAGCTTTTCGAGCTGATTGAAGATGCCTCCTCATACGACGCGCATGAATATGTCTCGGCAGCTAGGCCTAAAGCAGAGAAGCTTCAGAAGGCGCTAATCAATCTTTCCAGGAAAAAATGCATAGAGTGGTTATGAGCGTTACAGCCTACATGGCCTCACTATGTTCGATAGTGGCAATTTGGTTTGGGATGGGGTATTACGGGTGACCGGCATGGGGCCGGGTCAAGGAGAGGCAATTGAACTACTGGGATTCGTACGATTATCCAGAGACAGATCCTAAGGTCAGGATCACTTTCGGCGCACAACATGCCGGTTCGCCGGTTGTCGCGTGGATCGGTCTTTACGGGAAAACGGTTGTGCCCCCAAAGGTTAATGTAGAGGCTGAGTACAGCATACATACCACTGACGAAGCAGAAGCCAGAAGGATCATGAATGCTCATGCCGACGACTTCATCAGAGAGCGCGATATAGAATCAGTCGTGGTGAAGCCGTAAGGCCTCTCGGGCCCGGAAATTCTCAAGCTTCCGCGCCACAGCCGGTGACACCGTGATTTCGTGGCGCGGAGGTTCCAGCAGTGGTAGTGCTCCACCCGGGCCAAGTCCATGCAGGTGATGAATCATCAGCGTCATCGCCTCGCCCTGTTCCTCGATCCCAGCCCACTCCATCAGCTCCAGCAGAGCCTGTTTAGTCCCTGGTCGAACCTTCAAGCGCAGATCTTCTTCCTGTAGGCGCTCGGCCTTGGCCCTGCGCTTCTCGTCACGCTGCTGCTGCGTCAGAGCCATTATCGCCTCCATTGCGAACGAAGGTGGCGCCTGGCCCGATGTCGAGCAGGTCGCACACCCGGTTGATGATCTTGAGCGCGGCAGCGAACACCTCAGCATCGTCCGGCTCGCGGGCCAGGCGCTTCATGTTTGGCTGGTGCTCGAGGCAAACCTTGTCGACCAGGCGCCGGGCCAGTCTGCGCAGGTGGTCGGCGCTGTCGTGCTCGCGCAGGCTCAGTGCGAAGGCCAGGGCCACATCATCAGGCCGGTACTGGCCGCCGCTGCGGGTGCTGTACAGCTTCTTGACCGGCCGATTCATCCAGGCCGGCAGGGTTACCACTCCAGAGGGTGCTTTCTGCATGTCTGTGCTCCGTGAGGCCGCTGGGCGGCAGGTGGAACTGTTCTTGCCGCCGGCGCTGGCGGACCAGGTTGTTGATCCGCCTCATGCCGCGCGCGCCGCGTCGATCTGCTCGGTGATCTCGAACAACTGCTGAGTCAGGTTCTCGATGGTGGCAGCGCCGCGCACACGTTCGGCGCGACTCCACTGGCAGCTACGGTTGAACAGCAACTGCAGGTTCTGCTCCAGTTCCTTTCGGCGCTGGAGCAGGTCGAGGATGGTGGCGAGTGGCATGGCTATGCACCTGCCAGGTGGTGGAGCGGGGCGAACGGGATATCGTCGTCGAAGTTATCGGGCGGCGCGGCCTGCTGGCTCTGCTGTCCGTAGTTGTCATTCTGGTTGTAGCTGTGCTGCTGACGCTGTTGCCGCTGCTGTTGAGGCGGTCGCTGCTGTTGCTGCTGGCTGACGCCCTGGTTGTCCGGCCGGCCGCCCAGCAGCTGCAAGGTGCCGTTGATATCGACATGCACCTCAGTGCTGTACCGCTTGATGCCGTCCTTCTCCCATTCGCGAGTCTTGAGCTTGCCCTCGATGTAGCACTGCGAACCTTTGCGCAAGTACTCGCCAGCGATCTCAGCGACTTTGCCGAACAGCACAACGCGGTGCCATTCGGTCTTCTCGATCTTCTGGCCGGTCTGCCTGTCGTTCCACGATTCGCTGGTGGCCAGGCTCAGGTTGGTGACCGCGTTGCCGTTCGGCGTGTAGCGGACCTCGGGATCCTGGCCACAGGTGCCGACCAGGATGACTTTGTTTACTCCGCGGGCCATGGTGACTCCTAGCGCTGAAGCGCTTTGCGAACGAACGGGTCGAGATCAGGTTGGTTGAGCAGCCACCGGCGGTAGTCGGCCGGCAGGTCGCTGAACTTGGCGCCGCGGTGCTTGCCGAATCCGATCACGGTCGGAATGCGGGCATCTTCCGAGATCGTCCACAGCTCTTCCCAGTCGGTCACGGGGCGGCCCAGCTCGGCGGCCAGGGCGTCGAGGATCTTGACCAGCAGCAGGCGGCAGTTTTTCACGTCGTCCAGCGCGGCGTGGGCATTGCGCAGCAGTCCTGGCGCTTGCTCGCGGTAGTGCAGGTACACCATCGCCGATTGTGAGTGGCTGTCGGCGTCAGGCCATAGGCGACGGCTCAGCGCCGCGGTACAGATGCGCTTGATATCTGGCTGGCCGATGACGCCCCAGTCGTAGTCGACGTTGTGGCCGATCAGGTACTCGATATCGGATGGCAGCTGGAAATCGGTGTGGTCCGGGCAATCCGTCAGTTCCTCGTCGAGGATGTGGCTGGTGGCCAAGGCGCCGAGCTCGATCCGCTTGGCCGGCTTATAGCGCTGGAGGAACTCGGTGGCCACCGGCAGGCCAGGTATGGCAGCGAGTTGCAGGTACGCGGCCTCGACCAGTTGCGGGTCGTTCAGGCCAGTTGTTTCGCTGTCGAAAATGCAGGCGTTCATGCTGATTGCTCCTGAGGGGTGAGTTCGAACTTGCGTTGGTCCTTAGCAGCATTCAGCTGCGCAAGGAGGTGAGGGGAATGCTCGAGCGCGCGATATGCAGCGGAGAACACGCTCTGCAGCTCTTGCATCGTCTCCGTGATGGGGATCTTTGACAGCGCTTCGTCCAGCGCCGCGGCCTGGAGTTCGGCCTGCGACTTGCCATCGTCCAGCCAGGCAAGCAGTCGTCTGCCGGTGTCCGGACTGACTACTTCCGGCTGCTCGAAGAGCCTGGTGCGGTCCTTTGTGGCCACGGCAACGTTGCCATCGTGCACCAGGTCGAGCACCACCGTGAATTCGTAGTCCGATCCGTCACGCTGCTCGGACTTCATGCCGAGCTTGAGGATCTTTTTGCCCTCGCCCTGGACCGTCTCGGTCTTGCTGCGCATGGTGCACATGATGTGTAGCGGGCTAGTGAGGATGGTGTCGACCAGCTTGCGGTGGCGCGGTGTCGTCTCGTTCCAGGCCGACCAGGTGTTGCCCTTGTAGCGCTGCTTGGCGATCGTGTCGTTGATCTCCAAGCATCCGCCGGAGCCCACCCACTCGTGCGAGTAGCTGTCGATGATCAGCGTCGAGTAGCCGCCGGCCTCGGCGGCCTTGATGGCATCTATGTAACGCTCGGGCGAGTACGGTGCGCTCAGCCCCATGACGTCGAAGTCAGTGAGGTCGGCGTACAGCGATGCGCTCTCGTGCTCGGTGTCGATGACTGCGATCTTGCCGCCCAGGCCCATGGCCAACAGCAGGGCGGAGTAGGTTTTGCCAGATCCAGATGGGCCGGTAAGTGCTAGCCGTAGCCTTGCCTGCTTACGTTCGGCTTTCTTGAACATTGGGATGCCCTCAGTTCGGTTGGTTGTCCCACTGCCGCTCGATGCGAGCGGCCTCTTCTTCGTACTCTTTGCGCTCATCGCCCTGGTACCGCTCAGGCGAGAACGATCCGACCGTCATCCAGTCGAGCTGGGCGGCCAGGCGGGGGGTTGTGTTCATGGTTACCTCAGGAGGTGATGCAGCCCGCGCACGCGCTGGCGAGCATCCAGGCAGTGCAAAGTGCAAGGGTGAAGAAGCCCCCGCGCCACATGGCGAATCGCCGGGCTCGCTGATATCCGGTCATGGCCGCACACGGACGGCGATGCGCCGGCCCTTCATGGTGGCACCAACGCGGCGGGTCAGGCTGGAGACTGGCGTCTCTCGTGGCAGGCCGATGGCCTCGTTAAACGGCAGGCCAAAGCTGATCACCGCTAGCGTGCGCTCGATCTGCTCCAACTGCTCGTCGATGAGAGATTTCACAGGTGCCGTGCTCATGCCAACCTCCGGCACTGCTGCTCCCAATGCTGGTGGTGGCTGGCGACCATGCGGTCACGTCGGGCCATGAAATGGTTGCGAAGAGGGAGGTCGATGGCGCCCGTCAGGTGGGCCAAGTCGATCGCCATTTCGATCTCGCCTTCCAGGCGGGCCTGGCCACTTAGCGAGGCCGAACCATTGCGCATGGCTTCGAGTCGGGCTTCGATAATGTTGATCACGTCACGCTGAGTTGATTGGTTCATGCTGTCCTCCGGGCGGCCGCTGAGCCGCACATGGCTTCCATCTTGTCGAGCGCCGAGGCGATAACGCGGCGGCTCGTTGCGCATTGGTGCTCGTCGCGCTCGCGGATCATCGTGTTCCAGGCGTCGTTGTTCGCTCTGGCCTGTTTCGAGGTCAGGTGATCTGCCCAGTGCGTATCGCCAAACAAGCCCATCTGGCGATCGACCTCACGCGCCTGGGCGGTATCTGCGTAAAGCTCGTGCTCGCGAGCCATGGTCGTCTCCAGAGTTGTTGTGCGGCCGCATTGGTCAGGAGCCAGGCGCGGGTGACCAAACCCACCGTGAAAGGTGGCCTGGCGCCTGCCAATGCGGTCGTATGTGAAGGGAAGGGTGCAGGCGCCCGGAGCCGCCCGGGAAGCATCTGGTCTGGCCGGGTAGGCCCCGGATTCGCCTGCATGCTGGCGTGCCAGCAGATTACGTATGGGTGAGTGCTAGGTCGCTCACGATGCAGATTGAGCCGTCGTCAGCTGGAGTGGCGTCGGTGTAATCGACCTGGTTGTAAACGCCGCCGTGGAAGTTCAGCAGCGATGAGCGCCAGGAACTGTCCATGTGGAGGCTGCCGGACGACCCGGCCTTGCCATTGCAACTGGCGGTCACGGTCAACGCGCCCGAGGCGAGCACGCGGATAGTGACGGTGAACTTCGAGCCCAGAGGCACGCCTTTGAGCAGGGTGGTGTTGATCGGCGTGGCCTGGTTGAACGTTTCGCGGAAGCCCAAGGTGATGTTGCCTTTGCTCCAGAAGACCTTCACTGGCGGGCTGTCATCGTCCTTCACGTGCAGTTGCGAGATCACCACTTTCTGCGCGGAGTTGACCTTCGTGAGCGTCATCTCTTGCATGTTGATGTGCTCGGCTGCGCTGGCCAAAGACCAGTAGTTGGCCTCTTTCCACTCGCAGCGCGTGCGGTGGGTGCTTTTACTTGAAGCACCTTTGGTGGGCGCCGAAAACTGAACTGAGCCATCGGCCAGCACACTCACCACGCTTGGGTACTGAGCGATCGCCTCAGCGCCGCTGAGCTCAAGGGCTACGGGGTTGGTGGATGAAGTGGCCACTGGGGTCGTGATCGTTAGATTGCTGATGTTTACGGTCATGGGTATGTCTCCTGACGATAAAAATCATGGTCTGGCACGATTGCCTTTACTGCCTGGATGCGCTCTCGCATCCCTCAGCCAGCTCTTCGAGTGGGCTCAGGTGATGCTGCGTAATGCCGCCTCATCGAGACGGCATCACTAAATCGTTCTGTCTTTCTCCGCACTCGCTTACCAGGTCATTCACACAGTTCGGTCAACACCTCGTCCGCCGTCGCAGTGGGCTGCGCGTGGGCAGGCTTTCGGGCCTGTCGGATCGCCGGTCGCCGGTAGAGGCAAGTGCGGTTTTGTTCATCGGTTTACTGACCTCCCACCGATGGAGCCGGGAGTGACCTAACCGGCGGGGCCGGGTAGTCGTGCATGGCGCTGGCTGTTAAAGAGCGGCGGCCAGTGAGGGCCTCTGCAGTCCCTCGTGAGTGACTGCTTGAGGTGAAATTTAGCCATGCGCTAAAGCTTAGTCAATAGCTCTGAGCTAAATAAATTTCGCTGGGCGACAAATCACATCCCGGCGAACAAATCGCGCTGCGGGTATTTACCTCGGATTTAGCACTGAGCTATGCTTCTGAAATTACTGTACGAATATACAGCTTAAGAGGAGGGAGCTATGTCCAAGCACAAGAAATCGGCACCGCAGCAGCGCCAGGAAATGTCCGGAGTAGAGCGTCTGGGGCTTCGAGTCTCGTCGATGATCAACCACCCGCTCGCGCAGACGCAGCGCTGGGTGACGATCCATCGCCTGGACACGGACGGCGAAGCTGAATGGGAAGAGGTGATGGGCTTGCTCGCTGAAACGCCGGAGCTGGATCTGACGTTCAACGACGACGGGAGCGTGACTGTCCGGTGGGAGCTCCAGGCCAACGAGGAGCGGGACGACTATTTCGCTGAGCGCGACAAGGAGGAGGAGGCCGATAAGGAGGCGGCGCCTTTCTGATGGGCATGAAAAAGCCCGCCAGTCGGCGGGCTCTCGTCAGGGATCATTATTCAGGTAAGGGTGGGAATTTTCCGCTTGCCCGATCACGGTAATCCACATCCGCGAAGAGCTTGTATTGATCAGAAAGTTGGCGAACAGCCCGCTTAGCATCATCCTTGGTGAAGAATGGCCCAGCTCCAACATTCGCCCCCTCCATGGGCACAGCATGAAAGCCCAAGGCTTCAATCGCTTCAACAGCCCTGATTTGTTCTGGGCCCTCTCTGCAGGGTACCGATGCAACCCATCCCTCTATCAACCTGGCCGGAGATGCTGCCTGCACATCAGTTCCGCAGTGCTTGCATTTGATCGCTGCAGTTTTGATGATTTCTGCGCAGCTTGGGCAAGGCCTGGAATCAAGGCCAGGTTGCTGCATGGCATGCTCCTGTCGCCGGGCGAATAGCGTCAACAACAGCCCGGTAATCAAAAGTATGCCGCCGATGATGGTGTAGTTCTGTCGATCAGCCATCAAGCCCAAGTTGTTTACGCGACCGGCGCCTGAGTAAACGGTCACATCCATCACCAGCGCACCAAGGATGACCACCACCCCTGTCACTAGTATCGCTATCCCCAGCCCTCGCATGGCATCCCTCCCAATTAAAATCTATGGTTGCACCGTCCAATTGTTTCCCGCATGGCAGCAGTCTGCTGCTACACCAGATGCGCATTCCAGACCAGCAGCACCCGGGCTTGGATGTACGTCTCTTCCCGGCGGATCATCCGATCCTTGTGCTGAGGATTGTCTGAGATCATCTCGAAGTAATCCTCGTCAGCGATCTGCAGGCGCTTGATGTACTCGTGGCCGCCCCAGGAGAAGTAGTAGATTCCGTCACCTACAAATTCGCGAATGCTCACATCTACGATGAGCGGGTCGCGACTCTTGATCGTAGGGGCCATCGACTGGCCCCAGCCAGTGACCAGCTTTAGGTGGTAGTGCTCCTTGAACTCAACGCCCAGCTCACGCAGGTGCTTGGGACTGACGCGCACGTCCTGGAGCATCTCAGGAAAGTCGTGTGTCACCTCGCCGCCGCCCATGGCGCCGCGGACATCGTAGTGAGCGATCCACACCTCATCGCCGACCAGTCCTGGCCGATTCAGATCAGCTTTCACAAGGCTGGCGTCGCCAGGCTCACCAGCTACTGGCGCCTCGGCGGCAGCTAGCAACCGCTGCCGCGTCTCCTCTGGAATACCTTTCCCGCTTTTCGCGAGCATCTGTTTCACCAGGTCGGCAGCAGACAGCTTGCTGTCCAGGGCCTCGCCGTGCGGCAGAGCGTCATCGCTTGCAGGAATTGAGTCGAACCAGCCTCGCGGCAATTTCTCCACTTCCTCAATCCGGCGCGCTACGTCGTCGCCCAGGTTCTTGGCCGTCTTGTCCGAAAGTATCTGGCTCAGGTGCGCAGGCGCCATCCCCCAGCGCTCCGCGCAGGATCCTTTCCTCTGGCTGCCAATTAGCTTGACCAGGTTGTGCTTTCGAATTTCGTAGATATCCATGGTGCGAAGAATGCCAGCGTTTAGCTCAGTGCTAAATGTGCGCAAAGCTAAATTCTCCTTGCTCAAGCATTAGCCATGAGCTAAATTCCGCCATATGTGTAAGGAGAACCCACATGAATGATCACCTCCGTGAATGGTTGGCCACCGCCACCAACGATCGCCGGCGGGACGTAGCTGCTGAGGCGAAGACCACTGTTGGCCATCTCTGGCAGCTCGCAGGTGGTCATCGGAAGGCCTCTGTTGATCTTGCTGAGCGCCTGCAGGACGCATCCGACGGCGAAATCACCATCGCCGGTCTTCGCCCAGACCTCATACCGTTTGCACGCAAAGCGCTGAAGGGCGCGGCTTAATCAATTTCCATAGCAAGGAGCAATCCCCGCATGTACGCCAATCCCAAGCACCTGCATGACCGCGAGATCAAGGTCCGGGTCGATGAGGACACGTTCGAACTGATCCAGGCGCTGGCGAAATTCCATCGCACTCAGCGCGCTGTGCTCTGCCGTGAGCTGCTGGAAGCTCAGCTGGCCGCCCTGTCTTCGGAGAATACCGGCGATCAGCACGTGGCCTGAAGGCCCGTAGGAGGCCCCATGCCGATTGAAGAAATCGGACTGGACCAGGGACTGATGGAGCAGCTGGAGCGAGAAGCAGAACGGAGGGGTGTAAGCCCTGATGCGCTCGCAGCCGAGCTGATCCGGAAAGAACTGGCCAGCCGAACCAAACCCCGTAACCCGCGGGGACCGGTAACACCGTTCCATCGCAGGGCCTGAACCGGCCCTGACGCGTAACTGATAAGCCCGATCGATTTACCCAGCGCGCAGGGGACACCCGATGGCCTACGACGACAAAGCTCACCGCCACGACCACCAGGTCAAGGTCCGCTTGGATGACGAGGACTTCAACGAGCTGAAGGGATACGCCCTGGAGCTCAAGGCGCAGCACAGCGTGCTGGCCCGGGAAATCATCCTGGCCGCGCTGGCGTTTAAGAAAGAGCACGGCCACTTGCCGCTGATCAACGAGAAGAAGGCCAGGGCCTGAATAGGTCCAGGGGAGGACGAATGTCGCCTGCAAACGAAGCAGTACAGCACGACGTGAAGGTCGAGCAGTTCCGCCGTTCCGACTTCCAGGAGCTGGAAGCCTGGGCGGAGGAGGCCGGCCTTACCCCCGACGAACTTGCATCGCAGATCGTCGGCATGGCCACCCGCTTCCTCTCGATGAGGGGCAAGCCCAAGAGCAACAACGTGGTGCCGTTCGCGGCGCCGAGGTAACCGTCCAATCCCTAATTAGGGACCCGGGCGCTAGTCCCTCATTAGGGACGCCAAATCGCAGAGACAAAAAAGCCGGGATTGCGGCCCGGCTCTCTGCATAACGAACAACTCTGTTGAGGAATCTTACCTATGCAGACCCAAAGTGTACAGGCCCTGAGCCGGCCCGCGCCACTAAATGCGAACCACGATTTCGTGGCGCGCACGATGTCGTCGCGCGAAATCGCTGAACTGACTGGAAAGCAGCATCAGCACGTCAAGCGCGACATCGAGAAGATGCTCGGCGACCTGAAAGAAGATGTGTCCAAGTTTGGACAGATCTATTTCGACTCGCAAAACCGGGCTCGGCGCGAGTACTGCCTGGACCGCGAGCACACCTACTGCCTGCTCACCGGCTACAGCGCCGCTATGCGCATGGCCGTCATCAAGCGCTGGCGCGAACTCGAAGCCAGGGCCGAGCCTGCCGCGCCTGCCGATCTCAGCAAGCTGGAAATCCTCCAGATGGCCCTGGAGTCGGAGAAAGCCCGCGTCCTGCTCACCGTCCAGGTCGAGGCCCAGGCCAAAAAGATCGATCACCTCGAGAACCTGTTCAAGGAGGGCATGAGCCCGGTTCAGTTCTGCAAGGGCCTCAATGGGGTCAACGTCATGCAGGTGAACGCCTTCCTCAAGACCAAGAACTGGCTCTACACCGAGGGCAGCAGCGGCACGCGCTACCGCGTCGGCAATTACGCCCGCGACAAGTACATGACCGAGCATCAGCAGGAGATCACTCCGCACGGGAAAGAGGCGTTCATCAGCTACACCCCGATCCTGCTGCGCAAGGGTGCCGTGCGGCTGTACGAGCTGTACCTGGCCGGCGAGCTGCCCATGAAGAAGAACTGGGACGGCCTGCACACCCACGACAAGGCTGTGCGAGGTGCGGCGTGAGCGTTCAATCGATGTCCTGGGCCTTGGAGCAGCGCGACATTGTAGACGCCACTGCGCGCTACGTGCTGCTGGTCCTGGCCAACTATGCCGACAAGAACGGCCGCGGGGCTTTTCCCTCGTCATCCAGCATCAGTGAAGACACCGGGCTGTCCATCCGCACGGTCAAGTACAAGCTCGACCACCTGCTCGAGATCGGTGTAATTCGCCTTGGGAATCAGGCAATTGCCGGCGCGTACATCGACCGTCACGACCGCCGCCCGACCGTCTACGACCTGTGCGTAGAACGGGGTGCACCAGCTGCACCCGGTTCGGAACGGGGTGCAAATGACGACACAACGGGGTGCAGCTCACGACAGAACGGGGTGCAAACCACGACAGAACGGGGTGCAGGAGCTGCACCCAATCCATCAATAAACCATCAAGGAACCATCAAAGAACCGAAGGGGCCAGTCGCTGACGCTCCTGCGGCTCCGAAGAAGGCTCAGAAGTTCGATCCGCTGACTGCCAAGCCGGCCAACGTCAGCGAGCAGACCTGGGCCGACTGGTGCCAGCACCGCAAAGAGATCCGCAAGCCGCTGACCGCCACCACCTGCGCGAAGCAGGCCAAGACTCTGGCCGGCCACCACGCGCCCGACGCCGTGATCAACCAGTCCATCAGCAACGGCTGGACCGGCCTGTTTCCTGAGAAGGTGTTGCCCGGTGCGCAGCAGCGCGGTACCCGCTCCAACGAACCCGACTTCAACGACTCATCCTGGGCCGAAGGGCTGATGGTGCGCACATGAAATCAGCAAACCAACTGATGGCTGCGATGGCCAACCGTCCGCCAGAACTGCACGGAGGGCCGGTGGTGGTTTCCCTGGAGACTGCCGAGGTGGTCAACGACCTGTTCCGCCGCCTGCGCGGCATCTTCCCGGCCTGGCGCCAGGCATGGCCATCCACCGAGGCCCTGGCCGCTGCCAAGGAGGAGTGGATCAAGGAGTTCGCCTCCGAGGGCATCCGCACGCTCGAGCAAATCGAGTTCGGCATCGAGAGGTGCCGCAGGCTCAAGAAGCCATTCGCGCCGAGCGTGGGCGAGTTCATTGCGATGTGCCAGCCGACGCCTGAGGACTTCGGCATGCCGGCGCCGCCTGCCGCCTGGGTCGAGGCCCTGCTGGGCGTTTACAGCCACGAGGGCGTGAAGATCGCCGCGGTGGCCACCGGCCTGTTCGACCTGCGCGCCGCACAGCAGAACGACAAAGGCCTGCAGGCGCGCTTCGACCGGGCCTACGACATCGTGCTGCGCCGAGCCAAGGAAGGCCAGCCCCTGGACGGGAAGATCGCCATCGGCATCGGCCACGACAGCCAGAAGAGCCTGATCGAGCTGGCCGACGAGTACGCAAGCCAACGCCAGGCCCGCCTGCTGGACCTGCAGCAGATCCCGTCGAGCGCCGCCGCGTGCCGTGCACACCTGCTGGCCAAGTTGAACATCAAGCGCGCCGGGCAGCCGGCCGGGGAGGGGGTGTGACTATCGACAAGAAAAAACTGCAGCCATTGCTGTGGTCGGTCGTTGCTTCTTGGCGGGCGGGTGACGCTGGGCTGCAGCGCCACACCGATGCCCTGGACGCATTCCTCGGCGAGAAGACCGTGGAGGAGGTGGCGCTGGAGCTGCTGGCGGAGAGCGACCAGTTTACGACCCAAGCGCGCGCCGCGGGTAGCCAGTTGCAGGAGGTGGCGGCATGACCGAGAAGATCAGCGTCAACAGCCAGGCCAAGCTGTCCGAGGCCATCACCATGATGACCCGGCTGTTCCGCGACAAGAAGTTCGTCGTGGTCAGCATGCGCCCGGGCAAGGACCGCACACTGGATCAAAACGCACTGTGGTTCGCGATGTACGAGCGCATCGCCAAGAGCACCGAGATGGGCGACGTGGAAGAGGTGCGCCGCTACTGCAAGCTTCACCACGGGGTGCCGATCATGCGCGCCTCCTGCGAGGAGTTCCGCGACGGCTACAACATGGCGCTGCTCAACCTGCCCTACGAGATCAAGCTGCGCTGGATGGGGCCGTGCGCCATGTTCGGGCCGGATGGCTTCCCTGTGACCCGCCTGTTCGACCGCGTCCAGGGCTGTCAGTACACCGACCGGATCGTCGAGGAGTTTGCCGCCCGCGGCGTGCACTTCGCTGACCTACTGGGGGAGGCCGCTGCGTGAGGACAGCTCTCAAGGAAGTGAAGCAGAAGACCTGCAAGGCCTGCGGTGCGAAGTTCCGGCCATCGCTGTCGACACAGAAAGCCTGCGGCGTGCAGTGCGCACTGGAGCTGGCGAAGAAGCCAGAGAACCAGGCAGTGGCTCGGAAGGCGATCGCCCAGTGTGAGCGCCGCGAGATCCAGGTGCGCAAGCAGAAGCTCAAGAGTCGGGCCGACTATGTGCGTGAAGCCCAGGCTGTGTTCAACCAATGGGTGCGCCTGCGCGATGAAGCCCAGCCGTGCATCAGCTGCGGCCGGCACCACCAGGGCAAGTACGACGCCGGGCACTACCGCACCGTTGGTGGAAACCCGGAGCTTCGGTTCGAACCGCTCAACTGTCACAAGCAGTGCGTGCCCTGCAACCAGCACAAGTCGGGCGACATCGTGAACTACCGGATCAACCTCGTGCAGCGCATCGGCGCCGAGCAGGTTGCGTGGCTGGAAGGCCCTCATAAGCCCCAGCGCTACACCATCGACGAGCTCAAGGCCCTGAAGGCCGATTACCGCGACAAGATCAAGCAGCTGAAGGAGAAGGCGGCATGAACTGGACAACAATCGACAGCGCCCAACTGCTGGCTCTGGGCATCTTCGTCATCGCTGGCTACTGCATCGTGCGCGGCATGGTGGTCAAGGCGCGGCGCAAGCGCGAGGAGGGCGGTCCATGCAACTGAACAGCGCACGGCAGTCCTGGCACGACTGCCTGTACATCCCGTGGGACAGCCAAGGCGTATTCATCGAGCAGCTGGGCCTGCTGGGCACCATGGTTCAGACCACGGAGAAACAACGGAAAGCGAGTCATGCTGTGCACCAGGCTTTGGCCGGCGGTGTGCAGGCGGCAATCTTCAAGCTTCCTGGCAGTCTCAGAGCCTTTGGCAACTTCATGTACGCCCCAGCCTGCCGAGACGATGACCGCGAGGTGGCCGAGGAGGTGATCTTCAGTATGGCCATGACCAGGTCCGCTCGGATGACGGCGGCGAAGCGCGAGCGCTGCGAGTACGTGGCCAAGGGTGTGATGTTCCGGTACCGCCGCATGCACCAAGGCGGCCAGTCTTCGGCACAAGACCCGTTCGCCAGCCCGGAGTGGTTCAAGCGCTGGATTGACGACGTGTACGGCGTGACTCTGCCGTCCTGCGCCTGGGCCCGCGACTGGGAGCCGTTCGTGCAGATCTGCTTCGAGGTTTGCGAGGACATCGACAAGCGCGCTCTGTCGCCGGTTGCTGCCGCAATCTACGAGATGAAGGAGGCCGCTTGAGGGCCTATTGCGTTCCCGCACGCGTGATGGCACTATTTGTCCATTGTTAGAGTTTTGCCTTCGGCAAGCTCATCCAGAAACCGGCCTTGGCGCCGGTTTTTTTGTGCCCGCAGAAACGCGAAAGCCCCGAACTAATCGGGGCTTTGTCATTTGTGCGGCGAGAAAAAAGAGAGGGCGACTCCAGCGGGTGCTGTAACACCCAAGGGAGACGCCAGATCGCAGATTATGCCTGCAAGCCAGCCAAGGCCCTCACTGCTCGCGCGAGCGGGGCGGAGCCTAGCAGAAAAACTTAAGGCTTTGCAGATGCTTAGAGACATTCGTTGCGGAAAATGCAAACGACTCCTTGCCCGAGCGGCAGGGGTTACCCAGCTCCAGATCAAATGCTCCCGATGCGGGACTCTCAATCAAGTCCAGGCAGAGAGCCTTGATCAAGTGCTGGCAACGAAGGACGCGAAGGAATTACGCGCTTAGTTGCGCGGTGGTTCAGGAATACCCAGAGAGCCTTGAGCTTCGAACATGTCGTGGAATGACGGCAATGAGCGACCTGATCGCCTTGACTAAATTCAGATCAAGGTAAAAGTATGGCTATTACGACTAAAGCAATCAAAAGTTCTGATGAAAATATTTGCGGGGCAGAATTTTCGGTTGTCGGAAGTGGTTCAGGGGTTGGGGTCGCTTATCAAAACCTGACTTTCAATGCTTTCAATAGCGAAGATTATACAAGCACTGTAATGGGCGTGCTTGGGTTGGTGAAGAATTCTGCTTCTGCAACTATTCAGGTTGACTCGAAGATTTCTGTGAGCTTTAACTTGGTCGAGCTTGAAGATAGCGCTCCAGTGATTCAGGATCCAAATTCCCAAGAGCCTGCCATTCCGCATAGAAATGCACAAGTTGCAGTGGTCGTTCTGTATGGCAGTGAAGTAATGTTCACAAAGTCATACATGCTCGAGGAGCGGGATGAGAGCGGTAACTGGGTCAATACCTCGGAGAGTGGGGTTTATGTTGGCGGAGGCTTCTCCATCAGCATGCCTACTCAAATGGGGGCGCCATACAAGGCCACTTTCCAGCGTACTGATTTGCATGCCGTACAAATCCGCATCAACGCGTCTACCAGTGCAATCACTGCAACGGCTAAGGTGACATTCCCTTTAGAAGACAAGGCCAGCGGATTCACCACTCGAGAGATTGAGTCTATTCAAGAGACCTTACGGACTTATGAAAAGGAAAAGGATTTTTTCTATCTGGACTCTGAAGGCAATGTCACCACCGGTGTGGGGTTCATGCTACCAAATGAGAATGCTGCTGTATCTCTTCCGCTTCTAGACTTTGATGATAATCCAGCAACTGAAATGCAGAAGCGGCAAGAGTGGCGTACAATTCATGGCCTGCCAACCGGCTATGTCGCGGATTGGTATGAGGATTATACTAATCTCTACATGTCGGAAGCTGCAATCAATGATAGGTTGAGTTCTGAAATTGCTGCTGTCTACCCTCAGGCGCTTGGGTTCTTTGAAGACTTTGGTGACTACCCGTCCGCTGCCCGAGTTGCACTGCAAGATATCATTTATAATGTTGGTGTCGGTAACTTCCGGCAGTTCGTTCGACTTCAAGCTGCTGTGCGACGTCGCGATTGGGCTGCGGCGGCGGCTGAGTCTCATCGCGCTGGAATTGACGAGGCGCGAAATAATAAAGTGAGGGACCTATTCCTTAGCGCAGCAGGTTCGGGAGACTTCTAACTCAATAATTTAGTTGGAAGAAGAGGCATGCCCGTGTGGATCAGCGGGCATGTTTTTACGAGATTGCCGATTGCATTCTCAACGAAGCAGATTGGAGATTTTAATGGACCCCACCGACCTCGGCCCAGGCACAGCCACCTGGCTGGGCGGAACGGGCACCGTATTGCTGGGAGGCTTTCTGTGGCTGCGCAAGTGGCTGTCTCGGGATGCCGCTGACAGGGCAATGGATACAGCTGACATCGGCGTGGTCCGGCGCCTGAATGAGCTGCTTGATATCGAGCGCGAGGCCCGGAAAGAAGCCGAGGCCCGCGCTGACCAATTCGCCAAGGAGCGGAACGACCTCGTGGCGACAGTTGGGCGCCTGGAGGGCAAGATAGAAGCCCTGACCAGTCAGGTCGGCCAGCTCAACGAACGCGTAGCCGCGCAAAGCGATGAGCTCGCCCGCCTGCGCGGAAAGCTGGGAGGTGCTTCCTGATGGACAGATGCGCACTTGAATTCATCGCCCGCCGCTGGTGGCGGCGGGCAGAGGTCTGGGTCATCGCCGCCCTGCTGGTTGCTGGTGGCGCGGTACTGGGTTGGCAATCAGCGTTCTGGTCTATGGCCAGCACCCAGGCCAACCAAGTGGCGGAGATCCGCGCCGCCTACGATGCCGCCATGGCTGAGCGTGACAAGCGCCTGGATGAGCTGACCAGCAAGGCAGAGAGCGCCGCGACCAAGGCGTCGAAGGCAGCGACCACCGCTACCCAGGCTGCCGACAAAGCTGATGAGGCCCTGAATAGGGCGCTGCCCTAGTCAGGCAGGTGCTATCAGACTGGGCCGCTGTAGCAAGCTCTTAGCGAAATCTGGTACTGCTGCATCAGTTCTTGGAGCGTACCCAGGTTCGAAGAGGGTGTGCCGCCTGATGCAATTTCAATTGAGATTTTTAAATCGTCTACTTTGTTTCTGAGCGGCGTGCATCGGTCCGCTTGGATACGCTGCAGGCTGGACTGTGTAGACTGAAGCACGGCTTGCTGCTTCTCATACGCTTGCTGCCACTCTTTGAGTCGCCCCAGAAGCTCTTTGTTGGCGTCGCGGTATTCTTGATTTCGCTCTTGCAGCGAAGAGATCGCAGTCTCTTGCTGACCATATTTCACTCCCACTGTGACCGCCGATCCTAGTGCGGTGCAAAGGGCTGAAATTAGACTTACGGTAATCCAACTAGGTCTTGAGCTGGGCGCGGTTACAGCTACGGTGCTCATAATTATCCTTGTTCCATTTACTGAATTCCTGCGATGTGCCGCAGGTGAGTGCGGCACGAGCGGATCACTCTGCTGCACGCATCCGCTGCGCCACACCTTGCAGATAGGTGATTAACTGTTCGACTTGGGCAGATGTAGTGGCGATCGGATATTCGCCGAGAACGGCCCTGAGGATGTCGTGATGGTCGACCCAAAACAGATCACCATCGATGTAAGAGGCGTACTCGGTATTGCTTATGCCGCGCATCGTTGGGATGTCGATAGCGTTGGCGCCGTATTCAATCGTCACGTCTAGTTTCATGTTTCACCTTGCGAGCGAGTAGGGGGAGAACACCAATATCGGCAAATAGCCATCATTTCAAGGGCTAGGTGAAGCATGAGCAGACCAAAGCCGCCGGCTGATCTGCTCGAATCCTTGTGGATCACGCTGCGGCCGGCCACCGGTGTGTGGGACTGGGTGCAGAGCGAGATCATCGCTGACACCGGCAGCATCCATAACCCAGAGCATGCCCACTTGATGGATGCAAACATCGGCGTGCTTTGGGCATCGACCGGGTTCGCCAAGCAGGGAAGAGTGGTTCTCGGCCAGGCCGAGCAGCTGATGTTCCGCGCTGGCGGATGGCAGAAGGCCCGGCAAGAGCAGCAGATGCGCCAGTGGTTCGGTGAGGAACCAACCTACCTCATCACCTTGGCTGCCGACTACTGCGCCCAGTGCACCGACGCCGAGTTCTGCGCCCTGATTGAACACGAGCTCTACCACATCGCCCAGGCGACAGATGAGTATGGCGCCCCCAAGTTCACCCAGGACGGGCTGCCCAAGCTCTACCTGCGCGGCCATGACGTCGAAGAGTTCGTCGGCGTGGTCAGGCGCTACGGTGCCAGCGACGACGTACAGCAGCTGATCGACGCTGCAAGCCGGCCGCCTGAGGTGGCCAAGATCAACATTTCGAGGGCCTGCGGAACCTGTCTGCTCAAGTTGGCCTGATGTGAGACAGGCATGAGACGGAACCCAATCTATGGCAGCCCTGAAAAGCGATGTGAAGGCCTTCATCGTTCAGGCCTTGGCGTGCTTCGACACGCCAACCCAGGTCTCACAGGCCGTCAAGCAAGAATTCGACATCGATGTCACTCGCCAGCAGGTGGAGCAGCACGACCCAACCAAGCGTGCTGGCGCCAACCTGGCAGCCAAGTGGCGAACCCTGTTCGAGGACACCCGCAAGCGCTTCCGCGAGGAGACAGCGGAGATCCCCATCGCCAACCGGGCCTTCCGGCTGCGCGGTCTTGGGCGAATGGCTGAGAAGGCCGAGAACATGCGCAACCTCGCGTTGACTGCCCAGCTGTACGAGCAGGCGGCCAAGGAGTGCGGCGACATGTACGTCAATCGCAAGCTCGAACCCGACAAGCCCCTGGGCTCCCAGGCGGACCAGCAGCACGCCGTTGCTGAGTACAAGCTGGAGCCAGACGAAGGTGTCCCGACTACCCCGTACCTATGACCCGCCGGTGAAGCTGACGCCGAAGCAGGCGAACATCTACGTGTGGGGCTTCCAGCCTGAGGCGCGCTTCCGTGATGCGGTGTGCGGGCGTCGGTTCGGCAAGACCTTCCTCGGCAAGGCTGAGATGCGGCGCGCGGCGCGGCTGGCTGCAGAGTGGGGCGTGAGCGTCGAGGACGAGATTTGGTACGGCGCGCCGACGTTCAAGCAGGCCAAGCGGGTCTTTTGGCGCCGGCTGAAGCAGGCCATTCCCGAGGCATGGCGCGCGGCCCGACCGAACGAGACGGAGTGTTCGATCACCCTCAAGTCCGGCCACATCATGCGTGTGGTCGGCCTGGACAACTACGACAACCTGCGGGGCTCTGGCCTGTTTTTCGTCCTTGTGGATGAGTGGGCAGACTGCCCGTGGGCGGCCTGGGAGGAAGTGCTGCGGCCGATGCTTTCGACCTGCCAGTACACGATTCCCCAGACCGGAAAGTCGCGTAAAGGGGGGCATGCGCTGCGCATCGGCACGCCGAAAGGCTTCAATCACTGCTACGACACCTACCGCGACGGGCAGCCGGGCGGGGAGCCCGACCATAAGAGCTGGCAATACACCTCATTGCAGGGTGGCAACGTCCCGGCTGATGAGCTGGACGCCGCCCGGCGCAAGATGGACCCCCGCACGTTCCGCCAGGAATACGAGGCCGGGTTCGAGAACTATGCCGGGGTCGT